GAAGAAGATTTTGAGACCCTTACACGTCAGGCAATAGGAGAGTTAGTATATAAGGGTGGTGTATACGGAGTCACTGATGCTTTGGGTGCAGGGCTAGACGTGTCCGAACGTATAGGTCTTGCCAATATGCTAATCGGTACAGGCAAGTACAACTTTAACAATACATGGGAGGCTGACTTACTTTCCATAATACTTGGCCCAAGCTACGGAACTATCACCAGTTGGAAGCGAGGAACCGAACAGGTAGCACAGGGAGAGTTGGCTAGAGGGTTTGAGACAATGGTGCCTACGGCCTTGCGTAACCCTATAAGAGCGTACCGCTATGCTACTGAGGATGGTGTTAGGTCTAATAGGGGGGACATAGTACTGGAGGATGGTACTCTAAGTAGTGGGCAGTTTGCGGCTAAGTTCTTTGGGTTCATGCCCGCAGAGTACAGTCGGGTTATGGAGTTACGCAGTCTCAGTAAGGGTATAGACGTAGCCATAAACGAAAGAAAGTCTCGTATAGCCGGTGAACTTTATGACCGTAAAAGAAATGGACTTCCAGAAGCAGACGTGCGGGACAAGATAAGAAAGTTTAATCAGGACAACCCTCAAAACCCTATAGACCGAGAGTACCTAGATAGGTCGTTAAAGCAGAGGCAGCAAACCTCCAAAGATATGCTAGCAGGTACGACTATAAGCAAACCGAACCGGCAGATAGCACTAGATATAATGGACAGTACGTCCCATTATCCCGACATTGACAAGATGTATACTAATTTTGACAAGCTATTAGGGCTAGAGTAGGGGGATATCACACCATCCTCCATACTCTTACACCTAGTCTACCACCCTCTACCACAACTTTAACGGTACACTGCCATCCCTTGCGGTCTAGTATCTTAGCTAGTTGAGCGATAGCTTTCTCTGTATTAATACACAGGATAAACACAGAGTATCCACAAGACATACTGCTCCAGTTGACGACTATCTTTACCCCGTCTGGGTTAAGGTCGTCTAGCTTCAGCATCTACGGAGAAGTTAACTACAATGACTTCACTAGGGGCCAGACGTACAAGAGTACCCTTACTCAACCTAACCTTATCGCGCTTGGCTCCCATTTTTGTTAGCAAGTCATCTATAAAAGAGCCATAGTTTAATTGCTGTTTACCGCACCACTCCTTCAACGGTTTAAGCACTAGGTATACTTTCTTAACATCGGTCTCATATCTAGCAACTAGCTGGCCTCTGGGCATAGATTCCGGTATGACTATACTCTCCGCGTCAGTATTCTTACTGCGTAGATCGTCAGTGCTTTTGATCCACAGTATGTTACCCCAGTTCTCGTTTAAGTAGTCATTCAGCGTCTGCTCTACACTAGCACTCATGTCCTCTACACGTGCCTTGTTGATTTTTACCTCGCCTATTATCCATTTGAATATAGGCTCTATGTTGTACTTGATGAGTCCATATTGCTTGGCTAAAATCAAGCCAGATAGGGTGGCGGTAACCTGTGCAGACCAGAACCTATTCTCTGAAGTAAGCCCTGCTTCTCTATCCACACGCTCTTGTACCTTAGCTATAAGAGCCTTAACCGCATCTAAGTCCTTCATAATATGTGCTAGGAACTCTATACCTGCCCAACCACAATTAGCGTCTAAGTCTCTAGAGAATTGATCGGTCTGCTGTTTAGTATCGGGTGTATTAAACATACGTTTAACTCGTATCTCTAGTATCCGTTGAGCTTCCGCTTTAGGCATAGCTTTGTAGGTGGATATAAGCTCTACGATACTTGTGTTGCCTGTGGATACCGCTAACAGATTCCACGGTTCACCCCTATACCTTTCAATATTGCTACCGCCTGACATACGCATACGTTGCTTACCACTGGTAAACTGATAGGCAATGTCACTGAGTTGTCTCCCAGAAGAATTGGTTAGCTCGTCCATACACAACGGCAGGTTGTGCATAACCTCTCCACGGTTCATCTTGCTAGCGTGAGTGTCCCTCTCGTGTAGCATAAGGGCATCGGGTCTGCCCCATGTAGATAGCGAGGCTAACATAGCTGTAGTCTTACCCACACCAGACTCTTTACTGTGCAAGTGTAGTGCGGCACAGCTTATCTCCCCCATAAACTTCATAAGCACAGAGCCAAACCCTGTACCTACTACATACTGGTGCAGTTCAAAGCCATCACGGTTATAAAAGTTTATTGTCTCCTTCCAACCATCTAGGGTACCTCGTGGTTCAAAAGCGGACATAAGAACGGCTGTTTGGGTTGAAGGAGGGTTAAACTCTGCCTTACCGTTAAACAGTTCCTGCCCACCTAGCACAAAAGATTTGCATTCATCTCCAACCCAGCCAAATTGTTTATGCGCCATAGTTGCACCCCCTGATGCTTGTAACTCATTTACCCACGCTATTGTGTACTGCATTATGTCCTCCATTTTAGCGACAGCTACGCCCTTCTCTGACATCTGCCTACGAAACTCTTCTTTAGATGTTACGGCAGTTAGCGGTATCGTGAACTCCCTGACCCCGTCTTTAGGTAGGTGTAGACGCATGACTATTGATTCGCCTGTCTCCACATCTAACACTCGTTTAACCACATATAAGTCGTTGTGGTATATGTTAACTTCTATGGGGTCTCCTTCACGATCCGTGGTTCTAAGGTATACCCCACCATTAGCTCCCCTAAAGTAGGGTTTGGGGTACGTGGGTATGATGTATGTGGCTACAGGTGCAGAAGGTATACTTACAGCAGGGGCTTGCACTATGTTGTCTACAGCTTCTTTTGTTCTGTTACCTAGAGTCTTGGGTGACCCCACCTTCAACCAGTAGGGGCAGTCAGGGCATACCCCTAGCTTGTTCTCGTGGAACCTTGCACAGCTATACGGCATGGTGGGTTGCAGGTTATCCCACTTGGTGTCAGTTTCGTAAGCGTTATAGCCACTGTAGCCTTTCGATATAGCGTGTGCTTTCTCTCGACTGCCGTCTTCACAAGACTTTAATACCGACAGTACACCACGCCATATAGGTTCAGATACGTCCTCCTTGTCGGTCATAGCCAACCGTATCTGTTCGCACCCCTTTCCCTTACTGCTCTTTATAAGTATGTCTTTGAAGTGGCTCTCAAGGTGAGCATACTTGTCGTCAGCAGGTGGGGCTTTTGTAGGTGGCTCTGGTAAGTCTACACCTAGTAGGTTGCTAAAGGAGTCAAAGTCCACACTAGGAGTGCCACCATTGCCTATGTACTCAACTTGCGAGGGCGGTGAGTCTTTATGGTTATGGGTAAACGGCACACGCAAAACCCTAGCCGCATCCGAAGTTACGGCAGGGTCAGCTAGTAGGCCGTGTAAACTACACGCTTGCTTTAGTCTACGTGCTACCGGAATCCATTCGTCTCTAGGTACTGCTTCGTCGAGTACCCAATATACATGTATCCCACGCCCAGAATTTACTAGCGTAGGCTTTGGCAAGGACAACGCCTTGCAGAATTCTTTTAGGGCAACTAGCCCTTCGGACTGTGTGCTGTAATCTTTTGTCTCGCCGCAGTCTATGTCTAAGAAAAAAGAGTTTAGTGTTAATACATTAGTCGTCTTACGTGTTCCACCCTCTCCAAAAGTACCTAGCCCAAAGTATGTATCGTACCCGTCATCATCTAATTCTTTAGCTGTATCTACAAGTTCATCGACAGTGGAGTAAAACTTTTGTACTAAACGCCCGTCAGACTTACGTGACGCAAACATACAATAACTACCACTGCCTCCTAGAACTCTAGACAAGAAATTTCTAGTTTGCATTATCGACCCTCAAAAAACTGGAAGTCACTGCGGCAGGGACAAGAACCGTCCTTTTCGGAAAACCTAGCCGCAGAGTATTAAGTTGGGAGCTAGTCCCAGTTGTCGATAATGTTACTAAAGCCTTCGTCGATATCCGCTTTTGGTTTGGCCTTGCTAGCGGCTTTTGACTTTACTACTTTGAGTGGGGGTGCTTTCTCTACCACTTGTTCTACAGGGGCTTCTTCAGCCTCTTCTACGAAAGCATCTTCTATAAGAGGTTCTGGTTTGAAGGGGTTATCATCTGGGCTATGTACATACCCCTCTACAGCACCAAAGGGGTTACGCTCTTCCATCGCAACGTACTTGATAACCTGTACAGCACGAAGTCTGAGGGATACACCTGCCTCACGCATGTTGTAGGGGAAGAAAGCCACTGCGACATTGACAGTGCTACCCGTAGTTAGCAAGAACTCTTCTGGTAGCTTGTTGCCACCTGCGTCATAAAGGTTAGGTTTCCTAGTAGCTTCTTTACCGTAGGAACCTTTGATCGTAGCCTTACCTGTGTAAGTACCTGTCTCGTCGTCCTTCTTGAATGGCACCTCAATCTGCTCAGGCCAAGCATCCTCACGAGCTTCGGTGTACGCCTTAGCCATGTGAGTGAATAACTCTTTGGCTTGCCCACTAGTCATGCGGAATTGTATCGTGTAAGAAGATCCATCATCAATCGGCTCACACGGTACAGACCGTTTCTCTGCTTGGTCAAAGCGGTAAGTGCGGTCAATACGAGGCCATAGCGCCTCTACGTTGGTTATCATATGGTCAGTCATGTCATCTATCCTATCGGTTGCTTTCATCCATTTCGGAAGAAGTATGGTGTTTTGCGGAGGCCAACCTGTAGATTCTGTACCGTTGTCTGCCGCGTCTTTTATCTGCCTCAAGACTTGCCTGACTTGGTATAGACCTTCGTCAAGTACATCAGAGTGCAAATTGTGTATCTGTACAGCATAGGGAGGTTCCTTCTCTACTGCCAGAAATATAAAGTCTTCAATCGGGTAACCTGCCAACTCAAGCACGTACTTATAAAATGCCGCTTGGATATGGTACCCCAGACTAAAGAACTGTCGCTCAAAGCCTCCACGCTTTGGACTAGCATCACGGGTAGTTTTTAAGTCTACCAGTATGCCCCTCTCCGGTATAAATATGTCAGGACGTGCTTTAAGTGCTAGGCCCGTCTCTTTATCCGTACCGAATATACTAACTTCTTTTACCGCACATAGATCAGATACTAAGTCTACCGCCGCACTGTTAGACATAACACTATTTACCATAGCTAGGCATATAGCATAGTCTTCCTGCGTAAGTACGGTCTTACCTTCAAGCTGTGCTTCTTCTCTAGCACTTGTCCACAGCTTGCCCCTTCTATTTTCAGGGCCACAAAGTACCAAATCTTTTTCAGGCTCTAACACCATTGCGTGTACAGCAGTGCCAAGGTCGAATGCGCTATTGTCTTTGTATACTGCGTTCTTCCAATGGAGTATCGACTTAGTGCTTATAGTCTTTACCGCCGAACTGCTTATAGCAGGGTGAGCGTGGTAGTCCTCATTGGACATGTCCTCTACAAGCATTACATATCACCGTAGAAGTCTTCTTCGCTTTCGCTATCTACCTGAAAGACTGGTGCTTTATCGGCTGTCTTAGGTGCTAACCCCGAAGCAAGCGCAGCGATGGAAAACCTTCTAGTGTTTCCCACCTCTATGTACGAATTCTTGGGTACGCGCCCCTGTCTGAGCCACGATCTAACTGTAGACACAGAGACCGAAAAATGTTTTGCTACATCTTCAATCGGAACATACGGTTGGTTCATCTTTGTCGCCCTTCTAATAGTGTTGAAATGCTAACTTTACTGCCTTTATCTATCTTAGTCAACCAGTTCCTTGTAAAGATCGATCATTTGTGTGTGTATGTCAGTTTTAGTATCCAATAGTGACCAGTACCTCCTCTCCACAGTCGAGCCTTGCAGTTGTATTACCGTACACTTGTGGTCTTGCCCTGCCCTGTGAACCCTAGCATTAGCCTGTGCATATATTTCTAGTGAGCTTGTAGGTGACCACCACACCACGGTGTTAGCCGCAGTTAGAGTTATGCCGTGTGCCGCAGATTGCGGTTGTATGACTAACACTCTTGGGTCAGGAGTGGTTTGAAATGAGTTAAATATTTTGGTTCTATCTGACGCAGAGACACTACCGCGTATCACTTCAGTAGGTATGCCGTCATCTCGTAAGTTTCTAGTTATGAGGTCTATGGCGTTCTTAAACGGAACAAACACCAGAACTTTTTTACTAGACTCTTCTATAACCTCACGTAGTACTTTGTATCTATAGCTGATATCGAACTCCAACGACACCCTATCCGTTGAGTACACTGCCCCTGCCGATATCTGCAACAGCTTGTTTATGTGCACTGCCGCATTGACGGCGGTTATATCTTCGCCCTCCGCTTGGAACGTCATATCTTTTAGTAAGAGCTTATAGTATTTCTTTTGTTGTCGGGTTAACTCTACGGCTCGTTTGGTATACACCATAGGCGGCAGGTCAAGGCACTCTTCTTTGGTGAACCGAATCGCTGGCTGTAGTATCTTATGTACATGCTCAGTAGCATTAAGTCTAGGAACCCATTTAAAGTTAGTTACCTTCCGCATTATCTTATCTCGGAAAGCACCAAAGGCTTTAGGTACAGCAGTGGGGTTTACTAGTTTGGCTAACCCAAACGCATCAAGTGGACTCTGTGCCGCAGGTGTGCCTGTCATCATCCACAACCAAGTATCAGCCTTGACTAGTCGGTGAAGGGTCTTCCATCTTTTGGTCTGAGCATTCTTATAGTGAGTGGCCTCGTCTACAATTATGCAGTCAAACCCTGCCTTGGATACGATGTCCTCGACAATAGCCAACCCATCGTAGTTTATAATTACATAGTCAGTAGTCTTACGTAAGGCTTTCTCTCTAGCTTTAGGTGTGCCATGCGCTACGGATACAGACCTGTGGGGGGTAAACCTGTTTATGTCGTCTAGCCACGCCGAATCCATAATAGATAGTGGGCATATGACTAGCACACGTTTGATCTGCTTTGTCTTTAACAGGTAGTCGGATGCCCATATAGCACTGGCAGTCTTACCCGTGCCTTGCTCGTTAAAGCAGAAAGCCCGTCTGTTTAAGGTTAGAAAAGCAGAGGTGGACTTCTGGTGGTCGAAGGGAGTCAGGTCACCTGTAAACACGTACCTACCGTTGATAGGTGAGGGTATGTTTATGTTAAGGTTCTTTAGTACTTGGGCTTCTTCTATACCCCAGTTAACCAGAACGTGGTTGTCTTCTAGCTCTTTGCTTTTAGGTATTATCTCTGTGACTTTAGCGGGGTCACGCAGTCGGAGCAAGACTGCTCTGTTATCTACTATACGCAATGTAGTTCTCCGTTATAGGAAGTTATAAACCCCGCTTCGCCTCCCGATGGGGTCAGGTCGAGATTATGGGACAAAGAAAAACAAAAAACCCTAGGCTTCCTAGATTTTATGCAGTGTAATTGCACTCAATAGGAGAGAGATACTGCATCATTTAAAGACGGATCTAAGCACCGTCTACCACACCCAATTTTGTCCGTAACCACTTGTCGTTAACCTGCTGTAACGTAGCTTTCTTTTCCTTCTTGGCGTTGGATCGGCGTTTGTTAGCCGCTGATTTTTTTGTTATGGCGTTCATATGTTTAGATTCTCTACCTTAGCCGTAGAGGTTAGTGTTATATCGCCATCACCATAGACACTGTATGCTGTGCGGAGTGCCTCTATTACTGCTTGGCAGTCAGCGTTAAACTTATCTGTGTCGTGGTGGTAGTCCATCATCTTGACTCGCGCTAACACTTCGGGCTTGGGTTCACCTAACGTGTTACGTTCCACTCTTACTATGACTTCTTCCATCACTTTCTCCTTTTATAGTTTCTACTTCTATTGGCTGATTTACTTTCTATTCGCACACCGTCTGCGTTACTACCGCCCTTGCTCAGTGCCTTGTTGTGGCTAACGTCCTTACCTTCACGCTTATCTGCCTTACCGTTCTTGTTGGCATCCTTGCCTTTTTTGTCCATCGCTCGTCTAGCACGTTGGCGTTCCATGCGTTTCCTATGCCCTTCAGTACCAACTTTTGGGTTCTTAGGTGACTTACGATCTGCTTTATTCTTGTATGGCATTGTTACCTCCCATCTCTCGACATGTATCTAGCCGCATACACTAACCCTGAGATTAAATGCGCTACATCATCCCCTTTAAAGTACATAGAAGTATCGCTGTCTTTATCTACTAACACTAACCCAACCTCGTCATTACTAATAGTAGACACTACAGCTATGCTAAAGTTATCCCCTTCTCGTTGGTCTTCGTGCCACCCGTAATCTTCCTCTAGAACCTCACAATTTCTTCGCGTTTTGTACTCAATAAAGTCGATAACATTACCCATCCGCACATGCTCCGTAGTTCTTACCCGTGCCGCTCTCGCAATCCAAGGGTATACCATTAGCCCAAGAAGGTGTCTTACGCATACACTTCTCTACATACTCTACAGCCGTAGATAACTCTTCATCTGGTACACAGCATATAATAGAATCGTGTACAGTTAGCACGACTTGGTATCTCTTTGCCACAGCAAGCATCTGCTCCCCGATTATGCACCTAGCTAGGGCTTGGCAGATGTTCTCTGTGACCTTACCCCCGTAGATGTTAACCTTGCCTCGACGTGTTATATAACTGTACTGGTTACCATACTCACTCTGCTGAGTCTCTAATCTAGGGTATCGCATGTGTAACCCAGATGGAAGTTTTATACTATTGGCCTCGTACTCCACAATATCATCAGTACCAAAGCAACCGCTGTCCCCATTAAACATATTCTGGAGGGCTTTTTGAGAGGTCTTCCAGAACGTGTATATCTTATCGTTAGTCTTTCTATATATGTCAACAATGCGCTTGGCCTCGTCTAGGTCTATATCAGACCCGAAGCTCTTTAGTTGATCTTTAAAACGCTCTGCTCCCATGCCGTATCCGCAACCCAGTATCGTAGTCTTACCTACAAACCTCTGGTCTTTGGTTATCTCTTCCTCTGGTATGCTGTAGATATAAGAAGCCATCTTGATGTAGACATCTTCCTTGTCTGCAAAGGCTTGTACCAAGTCATCCTGCCCTGCAACCCATGCTAGCACACGCGCCTCTATCTGAGAGGAGTCGCAGTCAATCAGGGTGTAGCCTTCTGGTGCAACTATACATGACTTCAACATCTTACCGTGCGGGCCACGAGACGGTAAGTTCTGCATGTTGATCTTGTCGTCCCCTCCCCACCGCCCAGTGTGTGCCGCGTAATACCTTACAGGCACAGGTAATAGCCCACGTTTGGAAATGTCGATAAACCTTTGTGTGCGTGTCTCTTCCAATGTGCTTTTGCTACCGAGCCTAGCCGCTACTAACGCTTGTACACGTATGTCTGGGTGTTGCGCTAGTTCTTTAAAACCTTCGTCTGATTTAGCAAATGCATGTGTTTCCTTGCCGGTGGCAAGGCTTATCTTTGTAGGCGGTACAACGCCTAAACTCTCTAACTGTTCAGCAAACTTAGGGTTACTCATAAGCTCTGTTTTAGTTACCCCAGAGCGTACTAGCAAAAGCTCTTTACTACTCTTGATGTTATCCAAGTGCCACTCTAGTGCTACTAAGTCTAAGTCCAACGAGGGTTCGGTAAACATACGCAACGTACAGTCTATTAATTTAAGCTCCTGTGCAGGGAATCCCTTACTTAGGATGCCGAATAGTTCATACGTTAGCTCTACATCATTGACACAGTAGTCCCCATACTTGTCTAACTCCTGTGCTGAAAAGTCTTCACGGTGTACACCTAGTGCATCAAGCACTTCTGTACCCTTAACGCCTATACGATAGCAGTCAGCTAAGTAAGCTAAACTCACCTTGCTGTCACTACCCAGTACGGCACGGGCCATACACAGTGTATCTATATAAGCACGGGGGTGTACGTCAAACACCCACGACAGGATAGCCCCATCGAACATAGTGTTGTGTGCTAGTACGGCAGAGTTAGCCCAGTCGAAGGTGTGTAGGTACTCTTTGAGTTGTTCATGCGTACCGCTAGCCCACTCTGTGTCCCCATCATTAACCTTAACGCCTATACCTACCACCTCAAAGCGAGGGTCTCGTATGTAAGATTCTGTGGTCATCTTACGCAAAGAGTAATCCCTGCTGTAGTAAGTTTCAAAATCAACTGTAATTAAATCCACGGCTTAAACCTCTCCAGTACTTCCATATTTTTGTATGCTATTTTGTTCAGTTGCTTGGCACTGATGACCCACAAGCACTCAGCATCTTCATTGGTTACCACAACTACCTCACTCCCATCCTTGTTAGCAAGGTAGTCAGCTTCCTCTACAGCGGCACCGTGGTCAGTAAACATCATGCCCCTAACCGCGCAATCTCCGCGTCGATGTAGAACTTGATCTTCTTGGCATCACGCAACTTGCTACTATGTGAAGACTCGCCGTAACGATAGCAACTGCGGAATATCTCACCTATCTGTGCGTTCATGTCCTTATGACTTATCAAGTGCTGTAACTCTGTGCATCTTGTAGGCAGTACATAGTAGGACGCGGTGCTTCCGTCACTAACAGCTTCTCCTATCGGCGGTAACTTACCTATAAGGTCGGGGTCTGAGCCAACCGTGGTAAAGGTACTCCACGGAACTGTCAGCGTTCCCCTATCCAAATCTAGTTTACCTGCACTCGATTGTTGAACTTGGTCTTGCTCTTCCAACTTTCTAACTTGTTCGCGCACAGCATTCATGTCTTTTCTACGCTCATAAATCTCCCCTGCTTGGGTGGCAATACTAGGCTTTGCCATGTCTAGAGCCATACGTGCGTGGGCTTCGGTTTCTTTGAGTTCCTTCATAATCTTGTACGCATAGTTGTACGAGACCCCTGTAGCCCTAGACACTGAATTAGCACTTGCTTGTGGGTTTACCTTTATGTGCCGCTCTACCGACTGTCTTTTGCTTTGTTTCTTGCCCATGTTATTCTCCAAAATCAAACTCAAGTTAAACGGGTACTAGTAGGTGAGTCACCCCACACTAGTGCCGTAGTGTTATCCATGTTGTCTTCGTTGATGACTAGTGCTATGCCCCCTGCGGAACTTATATCTGACAAGTTTTTGTCTTGGAGGGGTGTAGTCTTGTTCTTACCTGCCTTACATTCGATGCCGAAGAACTTACCCTTGTGGCAACCTATAATGTCAGGCACACCACTGCGACCATATCCACCAGTCACAGGGTAGAAGTAATAAGCACCCATAGCTTTAAGGTGCTTAGTCACTACTCTCTTTACTTTCGTTTCGGGTGTCGATGACATCTGCAACATCCTCTATCGTGTATATGAGTTCACGCACAAGCTCCTGTATCTGTGCATCTTCAATCTCCACTTCAATCTTAATCTTCACTGGTACCTCCACACAGGATAGGTACCTTTATCCATCGGTTGTTGTGGTTACGGGTTCTAGTCTCACGCTCGGCTTTACTCCATGCGTCTGTGTGCCTAACTTCTTGGTAGCCGTGATTATGCTTTGCTTCCCAACGCGCACGTATGATCTCTCGTTCTTTATCCCTATCCACCCCAACCTCCTACTACCGCTAAAAATATAGGGAATACACCAATAAACACACCCATCGCAATAGCCAACGCAAGGTACGTGTAGTTGATAGGTTCCGCTGTTACTATAGGGCTAGGCTTCTCAGGAGCGAAGGGTAGCTCTACTTGCTTAGTTGGCGAGGGGACTTTTGCTCTAGGCACAGCTACAGGAGGAGTCTCTTCTTTAAAGAACTCTTCTACTGCCTTCAAGCCCTCTAGGTGTTCGTTTGATGTTTTGCGTTTTCGTGCTAACCGCTTACTTGCTTGCTTGGCGTTAGCGATATCCCGTGCCGCCATACGCATATTATAGTGGTCGATACTACCTAGCTTAAAGAATGCAAACTTGTACTTGGCGTACTTACCGCGCATGTCTTTCTTACGGACATTATCCATTTTGAAGTAGGTTTCGGCGTACCCAGAAGTTACTGCTATTTTATATAGCTGTTCGTAAAGATCGTGGTCGTTGACAGTACAATTTATACCATCGTGTGCGGCGGGTAGTAGTGTACGTAAGTCGTGTATGCTTGCCTCACCGCCGAACTCTTCCAGTGTTTCGTACACTGCATATGCTTTAGACGTTACTGTATTTGGCTTTGGGGCTAGATTGTTTCGTGTTTTTACAACCATGTTTTCTCTCCAATATTGCAAAGCTAATTTACTCTAGACACCTGTCTAGAACTGAGACGTGTTCCCTATAGGTATACCCAGTAGATGTTGGCTTCTAACCGTTTACCTACACCGTCAAGGGTGTCGCACATGCTTGGTACCAACATACTTAACAAAACAAGAGCATCTTTGAGCACGTCCGGTAGTGCTTGAAATGAATCATAGCTACCCTCCAATGTCTTGTCAAGCCAATTAGTACCTAAACATTCCACTTTGATAGTAAATGTATCAGTATCTACGGATACCCTATAGATTATATCGTCACGCATCGTTACGCATGACATAATACAAGTTACTGGCAACTCGCATGCCTAAGTCCTCGACGAAAGTTTCTTTATCAACCATGTCTAGAGTAGGCATAGCCATGACTAGATGGGGAGGCATGTTAGCTACATCGGTATAGGACACCACGCCCTCTTGGATGTCCCATCCCGTCTTCATTGAGTTGTAGATGATGCTCGTTACATCTACTCGTGGGCTTGGTTCTGTAATCACGTGTACGTAGTCCAAGTGATACACCTTCTTGGCACGTCCGTTGGTGTCGTCATACACACGCAAGAAGTCTGTGAGCCTAGACATAATATCGCCGTCCACTGTAGAACCGCCCTCTACCCATACTCTTGTCTGAGCGGCAAGGGCATCTATGTGCTTGGAATTATCACTCACCATTTCCCATGCCTCCCCTGCCGCTCGTCTTATCCTCATCCTATAACGTGCTATCTGGCTAGTTATGTCACTACGGTGCTCGTTTACAGCCTTGGTGTTGTTGATGGGTCTAAAGTTTGCCTTGGCTAACTGCATGGCCCTTTTAGGGTTGGCACTCTTACGCATCTCATTCATGCCACGCTCCTTGTGTATCCATGAAGAGTAAACGGATATACCGTGGTCATCTAGGTAACCCCGACTCTCTACCGCTACCGCACCGATAGGGTAGGCTTGGTCAGACATAACCACTACTACGTTAGAGTAACGGATATTAGGTACATGTTCGTTTGGTATTGGCTTATTCGGTTCACCATGTTCCACCTCGTAGAGTTCGCAACCGTAGATGGATCGCTTCAAGTCCTCGTAGAAGTCAGTTATGTAGCTATCGTATGTACCTGCCGCACCCCACTGTGGGTACTTCTCGCGTATATTTTCTGTAGGTATAGTCAAATAGTTTCGCATGATATCTCCCGTTTGTAGTTTGCATGTACCTCGGTATCGGGGAACAAGTGTTTGTACTGCTCTTTTGATAAGGGGAACTTGTCCCCTTGCCTGTTCTGGTAGTAGGCTTCAACAGTCTTGCCTTGAAGCGCAACCCTCGTCATGGTTAACCCACCATGCCTAAAGGCATCAGGGTAGATAGACTCGATGTATGCGCTGTTGTTTAACTGAGTCACTAACTCCCGCGCTCTAGTGTATTTACTAGGTGTAGGTGTATCTGACATGTGTGCGTTCCTTATGGTATGTGTCCGGAGCCTGACCCCTAAGTGTGTAACACAAGTACAGCTATATAAGACACTCTTCTATAAAGTTGCACTCCTTGTTCAACCATTGAGTTAGCTTGCCGCGTAACGCTTTTGGGTCAGCGAATATATCCTTGACGGTGCGCGTGTTGTAATCGTAAGGTGCGCTATCCCACGCATCACAGATAAACATCACCATCAAATCGGCTCTCTGTTCCGCATCGTTATCTAACAGTAACGCACGTATGGGGTTACCCTCACTAGAACAACTGTAATTAAACACAGCCTCCTTAGCCTTTTTGCT